GCCCGATTAGAATGAACTCTCCTCCAAGAGCCCCGCGTCGCCCCCTGCGTGTAGAGGACTTTGCGGTGCGTCGTAGAAACAATAGCCGCCGTGCTATGAATGTAAATCATATTAACGATGTGGTCATTCAATCATTTGCGGAGTTGAATCAGGCAGGCATACCGGTGCCACAGGGACAACTACCGGCGTGGTATACTGCTAAAGTAAACATGGGACGAATTCAAGTTCCTGCGGATAAGCGGCAAAATGCGATGAATCTTGAAGATATTAATACGGACGACGAGGTTGTACTAATTCATCAGCTAGGACAGGACTTTTTCTATCGTAAAGACAACTGGGAGCAGTGGATGCGGACACAACTTGCCCAATATCCGAATCGTCCTGTTGTAAATCCGGCAAATCGTGTGCCGGTCACGGCGGACCAGATTACTCTTTATACGGCACAGGTTCTATTAGGTGGCAAGCGAAGCAGACAATCACGACGCCGAGCCACTCGGCGTAGAGCCATCCGTCGTTAAGTCGGTGATATCATAGGTCCGACCTGCAGCCATTCCGTAAGTCAGTCCTTCAGCAACCCGCACAGATTCCCATACAGGACACGACGTCTCTTCACCGGTTGTTAGAATCATGATGTCTTCGCCCGTCGCCGGGTCCAATATATATTGATAGTAGTGCGGTTCCCGCCTTGCTATCAATCCGCCGTGTACAGCCGATTTAAAAATCCATATCAACTCGGGCATTCTTTTACATTGAATATATTTTATATGCTGTAAATAATAACAAACCTATAATTATCATCGGCATAAACAACCAGCCAATCGGTACTGTAAAGAACATTATTGTTGGCAAAAAGATAAATGCAAAGATTGCAAAGGCGATTCCTAGAATCGCGCTCATTCCCTATTAATAATCAACATCTTCGTCGGCGGGTGCACGGTGGTCGTATCCCTCCTCCTGAACTGCAGCACGCATAGGCTCCGCCTCCGCCAAACCGGTAATATCGGTAGAGAATTCGGGAAGACCCATTGCGGCGCGCTGACCCCGCTCAAATTCAAAGAAATCGGCGTCGTAGGAAAAGAGATTTTTGAGTGTGCCGACCGCCCAGTCACCAATCTTTAGCGCCTTCTTACGCTTCTCAATATCACGTAAGTCCTTATCTAAATCGTCAAACTTCTTGATGAAATACGCTTTTTCAAGCTCGGCACGGGCATTAATCGCTTCGGCAATTTGTTCGGGTGTCTTCTGATATTTTCCAATCAGGTCAATCGTATTGAGGATAGCATCACAGATCCACGTCATATGAAATTTAGTCGCTTCTACCTTTTTGCTGCTGTCGGTCGCATCAGCGTATATTGGGGATGTCTCGGAGAACAGTGCTAATAAACCATTAAACAGCGACCATTGTATCATTAAACGGAACTCTTTGGGAGTTAACTGAATACCAGACCGTATATTCGTATTTATGACCGTTAGCCAGGTACCAAACCAGGCTGTAAACCGATCCAGAGATGCTTGAATAATATCAATTGTATCCTGCGAATATTCACGTAGTGCGTCCGCCGCCTTTGTTACCGAATTGAACGATTTCGTCCAAATTGTTGTGAGCAGATTGTTGTGATTGCGGCTAATCTTAGGGAACCACTTAGACCCGTTGGGATTCGTGATGGTAAATAAATACCGAATCTGCGAGCCCTCCTTGACAAATGTATCAATATAATTACGTAATACAACGCTGCTGTCAGTGCTCACAGAAATCGCATCAAACATTTTGCCGAGAAGTTCGGTGGCGGCACCTACTTTTGCATCTGGACCGCGCTGAACCGCCTCTATTCCAAACATTCCCCCTGCCCGCTTGAGTAACCGGTCGCATCCCGTTACGCCGAGTCCGGTAGTCATCTGCTTGAGGAGCGTCTGAAGTGCCGAATCGTAGGCGAGAGAGAATTCGTAGAGTTTGCCACTACGCTCCTCGTCTACCGGATTCTCCGTAGCAATCGTTTTCATAGCATTTATAAAGGCGCCCCAGCCCTCAGTAGCGCTAGGTAGCAATATGCCGAGTGTTCCACTTAAACTTGTTAGTACAGTGATAAACGCGTCCGTAACGATAGGCGGAGGAGGTATGATCGCCTTGAAGTTCTTCATTGCATTTTCTAAGAGTCTGAAGGCGGGCTCGTCAAACGCAATATTCTGGCGGCGCAGCCCTTCTAACGCAATCTGCTCACGCTTCGCACTTAATATGTCTAGTGCCCGTTGACGCCGACCGCCCGTCTCTATTATATCACCGACGGTCAGGTCAAGCAATTCGGCGGGCATCGCATAGCGGCACCAACGGCAGACTCCGCTCACATTGAACTCGTGAACACCGCCGACCCGCACACCACGGTAGCAATATTGTAGGAATAATTTGTAATAGCCGGCACTATCCAGCTCTGCTAAATCCACAATGCGTGTAGTCGCCGACCAAGGAACGTAGATATGCGAGCCGCAGTTGGGTGCCGCCGAATCGCGCCGCGCCACAACCGCCGCCGCCGTACTTTGCAGTACCAATTCGGCGGAGAGATTCTCCAAACCAAGCGACCCGACGCCGACACCGATTCGTCCTACATCGCCAAGGCGACCGAAACAGCAGACCGAGTCGGAGCGCGGCGAATTCTCCTGAATGACCGCCGACGAAATACTCTCCTTGTAGAATTGGGCTACGAGTTGTGCATTGAGCTGATTCGTTCGCGCTTTCACAAAGGGACCTATCTGAGCCACCGGCATAGTGACAACGTCCGCCTCAAACTTCTTGACGTTTTGAACACTGCCCTCGGTCAGAAGAGACCGGTCTACGGGCGCCGCCATAGGACGGAACGCCGGCGGGAGCTGATCCAAATCGGACGCCTTGACGACTTCGGCGGTCTCCTTCTCCTTCGCCAGCCGCAACATCTCTTTATACGTATCTGTCACCGTTGTTAGAGGCGCAGGTGTATTCTTACCGGTTGAAATACATAGAATAGAGAAGAGCGCCAATCGGACAGCGTTTTCGGATGCGACAAGGCGCTTGGGCATCTGTGTTTCGGGCGACCACGATGTCAGATTCCAAGGGGCGTCGTTACGAATAATATTGGCAACACAACAGGCGACGTAGGCGAGGGCACCGCGACCCGCCGTAGCGGGGTCGTCGCCGTCAAGGGGAAAGCCGGCACGAGAGTATTCGCAGCCGGCGGCGGGAAACGGCACATTTATATCAGATGTTTGAATTTCCAGGACAACAAAGGCGCCAATAATACCGACTTGATAATTGGCGAAGAAGGTGTCGTAGATGGGCGGCGGCGCGCGCTTTGCTCCTTTGGGCACAGGTGCAGCGACCATTCGTTCGTAGGTGGCGCGATCCGGCACACGCTGCTTGAGGAAATCTTGCGTACCCTGTACGACCCGCTTATAGGTTGCTACGGGCGCCGCGTAACCACAGCGTTCAAAGAGTGTACGTGCAACAAAATAAATCTTTGCATCGGCATCGTTATCAAAGGGAATCTCCTCACGGGCGTCTTCACGTAGAACCGCCATAGGTGCCGTCTCGTCGTCCTCCTCCGCACCAATTACGTTACGACCAACCAGCGGACGTCCCTCGTCGTCAAATTCTAAATGTGTATCGTACTCCAGGTCCTGAATCTTCTGACCGCAGCTCTTACAGATATAGGCGCCCTCAAAGACGGGACCGGCGTACTCTAACAAAAGCGATTTATGAAGCGCCTGTTGACGACCAGGATGTAGGAACTCATTGAGTAGCAGCACCTCGTGTTTACAGATGAGGTCCTGACCACAGTTACCACACATTACATAGTTTCCACGTTGACCGGCTTGGAACTGATTGAGGAACTTCTCAAAGAGTAACATACGGTCCTCATCGCGGCGAATATTCATAATTTTTTCCAGTTCTTTGACATGTTTACAAGGATTGAGGATAGGGGCGGCTTGGAAGTCATTGTTTGCATCACGAGCGGTTATAGTATTGCGCTCAATACGAAGCGTCTCCGCTTTGTAGGTATGTTCAACCTTTGCGGTGAGAGCGGGGTCCACTCCGCCGGCGACCGCATAGTAATAGCGACCGAGCGTCTTATTTGCCGCAACAATAAGTCCATTGACAATTGTAAAATCGTAGGTCTTGAGCAGGGTTTCGTTTTCGGTTATTTTTACGAGGGCGGATTTGATAGTTTCATTGCCGAGCGTTTGTTCAGAGAGTAGAGCGGAATCGGTGCCGAGGAGCGCCGTAATAGCAGGAACAGATGCGGTTCCGCGTGCTGCCTTTGCCGATTTCATTAGTCCCGCAAATTGATTGTTCCACTTTGTAATACCGGCGTTTACAACGGCAAGAACTGGTTCAAAGGCTGTGGTGGAAATCTCTAGATTGCGGAGTCCGAAGGAGTCAAGGACTGTTACAAGATGTTCGTCGTTAAAGGAGGTCGCGGTCGGTAGACGGTCTTCTAGAAATTCGGCAAGGGGCATTACAACCTCAGGATCGTAAAACTCCTGCGAAGCCCAATTCTTCATCAATGATGTATAGAAAACACGACCAGAGCCGCGAGATACCTCTGAAGCGCCGATATCCCATAGGAGGACGCTTGACCGAATCGGCGAGCGGAATCGTAGCATATCACGCGATAGAATAATCTGTTGTAAGACGTCGCCGGAATCGGCAGGCGCAACAATCGTCATTGCACCCGTTTTTGCATTGCGTAGATACGAAGCAGATAGTAAACGTACAAAGCGGTTATTGATTGTGCTCAGCGAATCGGAGTAGAGTGATTGAGCCTGGTTTTGCTTATTTACCGTTGGCGGGGTTTCTAGGAAGCCAATGACCGGTTTAGGCGGAATCTGCGAGCGCAGGACATCCATATCGTAGGGGATACGAGCGCGCGATGCCGACGCAGGAATATACGCCTGTATTGTTTGAAGTACAGAATGTATATAACCTACGAAGGCATTGTCAAGGGATTGTTCTACGAATACATTACCGCTGGCGGCAACGGTTGCGAGGGTGCCGACATCGGAGCGGGATTCGGTATCTTCGGTTTCAAACGATTCCTTATCGTCGGTATAGAGGACTTTCTTGACTGCCATTACGGGCAAAAACGCCCTTAGAGAATCACCGCTGCGGTTGCGATCTAGGATATCTTGGAGTGAATCTACGACGTACGATGTGCTAGTATTAGGAATAACTGCACCGGCTTCGTCACGGACAACAACGGAATTCTTCATCGCAAGCAGCAAGTCGGTTGTACGATAGAGGTTCTGCATCACTTTGGGGTCGCGCTGTTTCTTGAGAGGGACATCCACCAGGAGGGATACAAACATATCTTCGCGCTGGACGCTGTCACTAAAGGTCTGTTCTTCGCTAGGAATCTCCTCTACGAGCGCAGCGGGCAATGTATCATAGTCTAGTTCCGGGAATACCTCTTCCGTTTCTTCTGCTACCGATTCGGCATTGGAGGAACTATTGTTTTCGGGTGGCGCAACGTTTTCGGGTGCGGCACGAGGACGTAGAATATCGTTGGGGGCGACCGAACCGATAAACTGAAAGTTGAGTTCTGTGCCGTTATCCAATACAATACCGTCCTCTTCTGCGGTAGCAACAATACGAGCGATAACTGCTTCGCCGACGGGTGTACCGTCTACGCTGAAGATTTCTAGAATCTCCCCTTCTACGACGGAGAGTTGTAGAGAGAAGTGGGGGTCCTTACGTTTCTCGTGAATTAACACTTCTTGAACACCGAGCGCCTCTTGAAATAGTCCCGTTTCAGGATCTAGGGGAAAGTCTACACCGGTATTACTAGATTGTGTAGGACGGATACGAATGAGAGCGCCGTCGCGGAAGATAATACGACCGCTAGTGGTTTTATAGGCATCACTGATGATGGTCACCCAGTCGCCCAATTCGGGCACAAGGTCTTCTGGGTCCTGCGCCATTCCTCTAATGTAGGAGCGGGTCTCTTTTCTAGTAACTACAACCGCCGAGGTGGCAAAAAAATTGACGACGCTGCCCGCCGAAACCAAACATCATCCCTCTTTCTTACAACTCCACAATGTCCGTCTTCTCCTCCCTTTCCAATACTTACCCCACCTGGGGCGGTCTTTCCTCCTTCCTGTCCAGCGAGGCTGGCGGTTATCTCCGTGTAGATGACCACTCTACGCCTGAGCAGCCGTTTGCACTCATTCGCTACGTCAAGGGCAAGAGCAACTTCTCGTTGCCCCACGTCGGCGCTTTCCGCTCAGTAGTGTGGGATGTTCTCAAGAACGAGCCGGTGAGCGTTGCTCCGGTGAAGAGCGAGACGGGTGAGTCTATGCCGACGACGCCCTCCACTGACGCGTTCATTATTGAGCGCTTCATTGACGGCGTGATGATTTGCGGGTTCTTTGACACCTATAATAATGTGTGGCGCTTCCACACGCGTTCCACGCTCAACGCGAACTGCCGCTTCTATAGCCAGACGAAGAGCTTCCGTCAGATGTTTGAGATGGCAGTTTCCACGACGATGACGTGGTCCGACTTCCTAGCGTCGCTCAACCCGACGACGCAGTATACCTGGGTGCTCCAGCATCCTGAGAACCGTATCGTGGTCAATGTGACGACGCCGACGGTTGTCTGTGTCCAGAAGCAGACGTATCTCTCAGGTACGCTCGTTGCCGTGACGGACCAGCCGACGCCGTTTGATATTGCGAAGATTACGGTGGCGTCTTGGAGCGAGTTGACCAACAAGCTTCAGCTGGAGAATGCACACTTCAAGCACAATTTCCAGGGCTATGTCATTAAGAATGGACTGAGCTATCGCTGGAAGGTGCGCGGCGAGGCGTATAACCGTGTGCGTAAGATGCGTGGTAATTCGGCACGTCGCGACTTCCTGTGGCTGAGCCTGTGGCGTAACGGTACGCTCCGCGACTATCTGACGCTCTACCCTGAGGAGCGCAGCGCTTCCAACGCCATTGTAGATCGCTGGAAGACGATTAGCCGCACGGTGTACAATCTGTATACGGATGTCTTCAAGGCGCGCAGCCTGCCGAAGGCGCAGATTCCGCCAAAGTACCGCCCGTTCGTCTTTGGGCTCCACAATATGTATATCAACGAGCTCAAGCCGCAGAGCAAGACGGTGGACTGGCAGACCGCACTTCAGTATATGAATACCAGGGATACGGCGCAGGCGCTGTATGCGATTAACTGGGAGGTGCGCGCCCAGAATCAGCAGCAGGCGATTCCTCTGGAGGCACAGGCAGCGGCGGAGTTTACGGAGGCGGCTCCGACCGTACAGGGGCTCATTCAGACGGCGGCATCCAATCCGCCGACGTATGACGCACAGCCGGTCACGGGCGTCGTCTAACACAATACAATCATAAACCCAAAACCAAATAAAAATAAGTAAAACTTCAAAAACCCCTAAATTTTTTAGTCCCACGCCCTTCGTTTAAACACGTAAACTAACGAAACCCCATAACTTAGAGCAAATGTGCGGCATTTGGGCAGCCCTGAAAGCCGCTGGGTTTACGACCGAGCAGGCACTTGCTTACGTCAAGAAGCTAGAGCCAAGGGGTCCAGAGTATACCGCCCTTAATGATATATCCGGTGTTCTGCTAGGATTCACCCGCCTTGCGATCAACGGCTTAACGCCGCTGGGTCACCAGCCGTTCCTTCAAACCAATACGGCAACCGTTTGTAACGGTGAGATTTACAACTACAAAGAGCTTGCCGCCCGTTGGAACCTTGATCTACCTGAGGGTACGAGCGACTGTGCTATTATTCCCCACCTCGCAACTCGTCTTCCACCGACCGAACTGGTCCGTACCCTGGACGGTGTATTTGCCTTTGCGCACGTGAACACCACAACAAACACGCTGCTCGTCACACGGGACCCATATGGAGTACGCCCTTTGTTTGAAGCCCAGTACGCCGATGGATCCACGATTTGGTCTTCGGAAATCAAGGGTCTCCCCACAGATTATACGCAAATTGAGCCGTTTCCGCCAGGAACGTGGAGACTTTACAACATCCTCACCGGCACCAAAATCAGCGAGCATAAGTACCACGAGGTTCCCCACGTGAAGATTGCCGCCCTTGGATTTCCTAGCGGTCTATCGTTAGCAAAGGTTACTCTACACGATGCGCTTACATCGGCAGTGAAGAAGCGTTTGTTGAGCGACCGTCCTATTGGTGCGCTTCTGAGTGGCGGCTTGGATAGTTCTTTAGTTGCAGCAATTGCGGCTCGTGAGCTCAAACTGAACAATAAGAAACTTCATACATTCAGCATCGGAATGCCTGGTTCAACAGACCTTATGTACGCCCGAATGGTAGCGGAGTTTATTAAGTCTGAGCATCACGAAGTAGTCGTAACCCCAGAGGATTTCCTCAATGCGATTCCGCAAGTTGTCCACGATATTGAATCGTACGATATTACAACCGTACGAGCCAGTGTTGGCAATTGGCTTATTGGTAAGTATATTAAGGAGAATACGGATATTAAGGTAGTATTTAACGGTGACGGTAGTGATGAGATTGGTGGAGGGTATTTGTATTTTTACAAGGCGCCGAGTGACGAGGAGTTTGAGGCAGAATCTGAGCGTCTTCTTAATGAAATTCACTTATACGATGTGCTCCGCTCCGATCGGTCTATGGCAGCGCACGGTCTGGAGGCGCGTACACCGTTTCTAGATAAGAATGTTGTAGCGACTTGGCGTGCAATTGCTACGTATTTGCGCCGCCCTAAAGTACTCAGCCCTGAGGGACGCGGTGCGATGATGGAGAAGTTTATTTTACGCGAGGCGTTCGTCTACGACCACTATTTGCCACTGGATGTACTTATGCGTAAGAAGGAGGCGTTCAGCGATGGTGTTAGTGCAACGACCGACTCGTGGTACCTCCGTACTAGTGAGTACGCAAAAACGATAAACCAAACCGACCAGCAAACCGAATATAGCCATAATCCCCCCAAGACGGATGAGGCGCGCTGGTACCGCCAACTTTTCGTCCAGAACTATGGCGATAAAGCCGCCACCCTGATTCCGCGGATGTGGCTGCCACGGTGGATAGAGGGTGCAACGGATCCGAGTGCCCGTACGCTCAAGGATTTGTATACTTAAAGTAAGGAATGATTCACGAAGCACTTCTGGTGCTATCGGAAGTAATTTTATCGGCATACCCGATGTTGATTAAACTGGTAGATGTCAGCATCGTGTTTCAAACGGGTCTGCGTATGGCGGTCTTTACGACATTGGCTGCCGTAGCCGCAGTCATTACAAAGAACCCCCTTGCTATTGGATCACTCCTATCTGTAGAAACCTTAGCAACCGGTATCCTCAATCTCATTCACGTATTTACAAGTTATACGGCGTTTGACCAGTTGACCGGCGGCAATGCAATGGCACTTTTCTATACGTATCCTGTATTCAGTATTCTAGCTACAGCAGTGGTCTTTAAGGAGGAGATTCAAATGAAGTCAATCCCGTGGATTATTCTTGCCTTTGGCGGTGCCGTTGCCCTTGCCCAGCCAACAACCTCTAATTGGACTATGATTGGTGTCATCTGTGCCTTAGTTGCGGCGCTGACCGAGGTCGGCATTTATATTTGGTTCCGTTGGCGTAGGGAGAAAGAAGATACACAGCCTTGGACGAAGATGATACAGATGTACGGTAGTAGTGGAGTCTTGTGGTTAGTAGGAATAGCCGCTGCCGCCCTCTTAGGCGTTCTTGCGAAGAATACATTTGATATTACACCGAGCAGCCTTGGCGGAATTCTTGCGTTCAACTCCTTGATAGGATTCGTAGGCTACGCCCTGAGATTCTTCCTCATCCCGCAGGTGAGCACACTGCTTTTCAGTGCTCTTTCGTTCTTTGGTATTTTTGCGGCGTACATATTTGACTGGATTTTTACAAGTCAGAAGCCCAACGCAATACAACTCGTAGGCGCCGTGGCAATTATTATAGCAAATACGGTGCTGGTGACAAGAGAGATAGCCTAAAGACCACGCCCGCAACTATTTCAATGATAAGACGCGGCATCTATGTCTTTTCGTACCGTCCTATTGACCGATGGGAACGCTCCCTATTAATAGATAATTCCTATTATAATACGAATTATCAACTGTTGGCGAATCCAATTCTAGTTCAGGTAAAAAGGCGTAATGTTAATGCAATGGACACAAATAAGGAGTTCAAGGCGAAATATGTGAAGGAATGGTACGTTTATCAGTATCAAAACGATATGGTCCAAGTCTATCCCCGTGATTACAAATGGTTGGATATTAAGATTCCTAACCGAATTACGTTTTCAACCTATATGCCAGATATTGTGAATACGGGTGATACGCTCGTATTTGAATCTGAGGATAAGCGACTGTTTTAGCGCAGAAGCAAAGCACCTAAATTAACCCCATATAACAAGGATAGGATGGCTGCTACACCCGCAAATAGCCTAACCCTTGTGAGCACGGGGCTGGCTGATGCACGTCTGATGGCTACGAAGGGCAACCCAGACATACATCAGTTTATACACGTTGTGAATAAGACGACCCGCTGGGCAGCGCAGTGGAATAAGGTGGAGTTTGACGGCACGCCCGAGTTTGGTCAGCGCGTGTCAGTCACTGTGCCGATGATAGGTGAATTAATTAACGGTGTGATGGTGGTAGTTGAGATGCCAGATATCTACTCTCAACAATTGTTAGCAATCCAGGTCGCCAATGGTACAACTGAAATTTCGGCAATTGATCCGAATAATTTAGGCGATTTCTTAGGACCGCTATTTGGTTGGACGAATTGTCTAGGACACGCCTTAATTCAGCAGATAGAGTTGGAGATTGGCGGTGAGATTGTAGAAACTCTAGATGGACGGCTTCTGGAAATATTAGATGAACTTAACGAGACGACGGAATCTGCAATAGCGAAGAATTTTATGATTAAGCGCACCGCCTACGGATATAAAAGTACGACTTATTTGACCCCAATCCCGACAAAAGTATATATACCGATTCCGTTTTGGTTTTCTAAGCCTGGCATTCATTCGCACGCCTTGCCGATTCAGGC